ATTTTGCCGAACTGCTGTTACGCCGGGACATCCAGCGCGCGCTGGTGATTACGCGGTGCGTTACGCGCGCGAATGGAAGCCGATCGGCGGGATGATCGACTTCTACGCGCCCGACGGACCCTATGCCGAGGTATGCCGCCTGTGCCGCGAGTACAGCGTAGCGCAGTTGGTGTACGACCCGACCGAGATGCGGCAATTCGCGCTACGCCTGTCCAATGAAGGCGTAGTCTACTGCCATGAGTTCAGCCAGCAAGGGCAGCGTCTGGAGGCGGACAAGAACCTGTACGATATGATCCTGGCGCGCCGGCTGGCTCACGACGGGAATGAGGCGCTTCGGGCGCACATCTTGAACGCGAACCGCAAGCCGGAGAAGGATGAGAAGTCGGACTTGCAGCGGCTGCGCATTGTCAAGCGCAACGCAGAGAAGAAAATCGATCTGGCCGTGGCGTTGTCGATGGCGCTGCATGCGGCACAAACCGTCGGTCTTGGTTGAAGTCATGATGCGCAAACAGTTCACCAATGACCCTTCCAATCCACTGTATCTTGCGTGTCAGGTGATGAAGCGTGCACTGGAGTATTACAGCGCAATGGAACACTATGGCGGGGTGCGCGGGTTGTTACCAGGCATCGCAGAGCAAGCAGTGCGTAAAGCTGAGTCTGTTGCAGGCACTCGCTTTGACATCTCGCCACCCTGGCTGGACGAGTGGATCGGTCTGGGCGCACCTGTGCAGGAGGACAGTTCTCATGGATAGCATCTACGTAATCAAGTTGTGGGATCAAGCTCAGCAGGTCAAGGTGTATGTGCCAGTGCATCGCACGGTCACAGACAGTACACCATTGACTGAGTTTTCTAGCCGCACTAAGGCAGAAGCGCGCCAGAAGGGTGAACGGTGGTTAGAGCAACATCGTGCATCAGCATTGGCGACATTGGCTGCGAAGCGTTTGGAGGAGGTGATGCAGGCCGAGGAACCCACCAAGCCTGTTAAGCCTGGTAAGCCTGCATCCCGCATGTCACATTGGGAGCCACAGCCGCCCGTGATGCATGACGATCCCGCCGAGCACCCAGATGAGGTGGTTGCGTGACCACGGACATACCCGACCTGCTGCGCCAGAGCGTGACCGCCGCCGACCTGCCGGCAATGGCGGGCGATACGCCGCAGCCGGCCGCTGTCGTGTTCTTCCTGCCGACGATTTTCTCGGCCGCGTATCATCTCCCCCTGCCCCGCGAGCTTCCCCCGTACTGGTCTATCTCGCTTGGCCTGTCCGCCTATTGGTCGCGCGACACGGTGCTGCGCGCGACGATCATGCACGAGGAGTTTTGGGCCGACGCGGTGGGCATCGCCGCGACGAAGGCCGCCGCGCAGTCGTGGGAGGTCAAGGGCACACGCGCCGGGCGTTGGCAGGAGATGCTGATCGACTGGGGTGGCGACGGCTACGTGCCGTCACAGATGCGCGGCGTGGCGGACTATTGCACCACGAACAACGGCGAGTTCTGGGAGGTCGTGCGCGTGAGCGACGCGCGCGGCAGCCGGGTATTGGGGCTGGTGCATCTCGATTCATTGCGCTGTGTGCGAACCGGCGACCCGGAGCGCCCGGTCATCTTTATGGACTTGCGTGGCGCGTATCATGTGCTACGCGACTGGCAGGTGATCAACCTGTGCGACATGCCCGACCCATCGCTGTCGTCTCTCGGCATCGGCCACTGCGCCGCCGAGCGCAGCTACGGGAAGATTTACGATTTGGCCGCGATGGAGCTTTACTTCAAGGAGAAGATCACCGGGGCCGGGGCGAACAATCTGGACATCATTCAAGGTATGCAGACCATGCAACTTGAAGGTATTCTATCCAGCGCCGAGGCGGGCAAGCAGCAGCGCGGTCTGACGTACTACCAGGGCAATATCCTGGCGGGCACGACGACACAAGGATCGCTGACGCACGTGCGCATCCCATTGCGCGGAATGCCCGACGGCTTCGAGCGCCGCGAGGAGGTCGAGATCGCGCAGTTGGCCTACGCCTCCGCGCTCGGCCTCGACCCGCAAGAGTTGAATCCGCAGCTCGTCGGGCGCGGCGCGCTCGGCATCGGCGCGCAGTCGGTGGTGCTGGCCGAGAAGCAGGCGGCGAAGGGGCTGGCCGCGCGCGACAAACAGCTTGTGCATTTGCTCAATACGCGCGTTGTGTCGGCGTCCGTGACGTTCACTTTCACCGAGCGCGATTTGCGCGATGAAAAGGCCCAGGCCGACATCGAGGCTACGCGGGCCGGGACGCGCGCGGCACAGATCGCCAGCATGGAGATCACGCCGCAGGAGGCGCGACAGTTGGCGGTGGACTCTGGGGACCTGCCGAAGGAGTTCCTGCCGCCGCAGGGTGATCAGACGCCCGATGTGGCGATCTCGGACGAGGAGCAGCCAGAGGCGGCCGAGGCGGCGACGGAAGGCAAGGGATCAGAGGCTGTGCGCCCGTTGACCGTAGCAGACTTGACCGCGCCTGCTTTGGCGCAAGCGGAGAAACAAGCCAACCATATGAGCGCGACGATCGCCTTCATACTCGATGAGTCGGATAGCAAGGCGCTGCTATCCGCACTGCCGGAGGACTTGCCCGATGGCATCGAGCCAGTTGACGATTTGCATTTGACGTTGGTTTTCCTGGGGAAAGTCAACGAGATAGAACGCCAGCGCAAAGCGATTGAGCGCGCGCTGTCCGGTCTGCGATTCGACAGTCCGATTGTCGGGACGATCAGCGGTGTTGGAAAGTTCAACAATGACGAAGGCGATGGCACGAGCGCGATATACGCCTCGTTCGATGCGCCCGACCTGCCAGCGTTTCGAGAAGCGTTGGTCAAGTCGCTGTTGGAGGAAGGAATAGATTTCCAGCCATCGCATGGGTTCACGCCGCATATCACATTGGCGTATATCGCCAACGATAGACCCTTGCCGCCGATTGATGTCCCGGTGATTAAGCTGACATTCTCAAGCGTGACGCTGGCTTGGGCGAACAGACAACGAAAATTTCCATTCGTGGAGAGTTCGCCGGGGATGGCCCCGAAGACGAAAGAGGCCAACCTGATATTGGCCTGGGGCCTCATGCGCGAGGCGCTGGGTGAGGCGAGGCGCTAATGGATACACCGCAGACGATGGAGCCGGCTCGTGTCCTGGCGCAGAGATATTGCGACCTGGTCGGCGCGACCTATGCGCTCGTCGAGCCGTACATGATCGCGTCGTACTTGGCTGGGGTGGTGGAGCACGCTGAGTCGGCAGTTAAGGACATTGCATCGGTAGCACTCAACTATCGCAACCAGTTGCGTCTGGCTGTGGCGGATGTTTACCAAAGACGTTCTACTCGCGTCGGGCTGCAAGACGCGATGGGTGCACTGATCGAGACTTTCGCTCCCCGCGTGTTCGCCGAGGGGATGCAGGAGGGCGGCGCCGACCCTGACGAGATGGAGGACGAGGAGCGCGATGCACTCCAGGCGTGGATCGACAACCAACTCACTTACGTGCCAGCATTTACTGAGGCGGTGGACAACGCGGAGACAGATCAGGCACAAGAGTCCATCCTAAACCGGCTCGATCTATGGTCTGGTGCGCTGCGCAATCTGGGCGACATGGGCAAGGCATTCGCACTCAAGAATCGCACCGGTCAGTGGAGGCTGGGAGGCACAATCGAGCATTGCTCTACATGCACTCGATTGAGCAATGGCAGACCACGCCGTGTGTCATGGTACATCCACAACGGATACATTCCGCGTCAAGTGGGCAGCGAAACCTTAGAGTGTAAAGGTTTTCAATGCCTGTGTGGTGTTTACGATCCCAAGACAGACGAAAGGTTGCTGTGATGCCGGCGCACATCACATTTACCTCGAACAGCACAAAAGTTGCAGCCTATTGGCGCAACCTGTCACGCAAATACGCTGACGCGCTCGACGCCACCGTGCATCAGATCGCCCTTGACGCCGAGGATCAATATCATCGCGTCACGCGCACCTGGCAGCATCAGCCGCAGTTCGTCATCGGTCAGATTCGGCGCGGGCAGTACACCGTGACGACCGATGATCCGGTATTCCACTATCTCGAAAAGGGCACGCGCGTTCGGCGGGCGCTCATGTCGCGCGACTGGGTGAGCAAAACCAAGCCGCGCGTGGTCGGCTCATTCGCTGGGCGCGGGCGCGTGCTGTTCATCAGCCGCAAGCTGAATCGACCTGGCATCCAGGCGCGTGGGTGGTCCAAGCTCATCCATGATCGGCTTCAGCCAGGGGCAGCCAACCGCCTGCGGCGCACGCTGGCGGCGCTGGCGGCGGGCGAGGCGCCGGGGGTGTGAGGTTATCGTGATAGAGCCTATCTCTCAAACGGCAACTCGCATTGATTCAGACACTATGCAAACCGAAAGCAGGTTCCTGACGCCTGCCGAGCATCAGGTCATTGCGTCGATGCGGCTATTGCAATCTAAACACAGATGGTGTAGGATTGGGCTTGAGTTCGATGGGGAATGCTGGTCGCTGTGGGAGACGGCCAGCAACCCCGGCAATCCGCGCCGACTGAGAAATCGCTGACGACTTAATCGTCTGACAATCGAATACCACGCACTAAGGGTAGCGCCTACATCCGCAAGGGATGTGGGCGCTTTTTGTTTTTGAGAGGAGGCGCGATGCCATATAGCAATATCGATGAAAGTCTCTGGGGCAAGATGGACAATTGCGTCGAACAGGTCATGGCAAAGCAGCCCGACTTGGAGAAGTCGAACGCCATCGCCATCTGTCACGAATCCATCGTCAAGGAGACGAAGGAGAAGGGCGGCTGTGCGGGCTGCCCGGATTACGTAGCGACCATGAAGGCTGCATGGAAGGTCGGTGTGGCGCGTGACCTGCCTATCGCTGAGCGCGGCACGGCCTGGGACGCCGACGCGGCGAAGGCGCGCATCTTCAACTGGGCCGGCTGGCCCAATGATCCAAATCCCTCGAAGGCGCGCCGTGCGTTCCTCGTTTACGACTCGGAGAACGAGGAGAATATAGGCGCATATAAGCTGCCCATCGCCGACGTGGTCGGTGGTGCGCTGAAGGTGGTCGATGTCGCGCTCGGGCCCGCTGCATCGCGCCTGCCGCAGACCGACGCGCCAGCCGATGTGCTTGATCGAGCGCGTGCCGCGCTGGACGGCTATTACGATAAGCTGCGCGAGTCCGAAAAGGAAAATCGCCTGCTCGATCGCTTTACCGCCTCGCTCAAGCAGATGTTCCCCTGGCTGGAGCGCCGCAAGCAGGAATCTCTCGATGCCATGCGTGAGCGCATCTGGCGAGCATTTGATGCGCAATATGGCGACCGTGGGGGTTTTGCGCCCGCCTATAGCGGCCCCTGGCTAACTGATACATTCACCGATCACATCATCATCTCCAGCGCCGACAAATACTACCGCGTGCCGTTCACCGACAACGGCAGCGAGGTGATCTTCGCCTCACCGCCGGAGTGGGTCGAGGTCGAGCGGAAGCAGGAGTGGATCGAGAAAGTCGCGGCGCTGAAGGAAGCCGCGCGCGCGAAGGCTGGGGCGCGGCACTCGAAGGCCGACAACGACGAGATACAGGCGATCCACGACAAGGCGGTATACCTCGGCGCGGAGTGTCCGATGGTCATGAAGCAGGCCGATGGCACATGGCGTTGGGTGGCGCTGTCATCCAATGCCTATGAGGACACGGACGGCGAGATCGTGTCGCGCAAGGCGTTGGCGCAGGATGTCGAGTTCAGTGAGGTGCTCGGCGATTATGGCACGCTCGATTGGTGGCACATTCCAGCGTTGGCCCTGGGCGTGTGCGATTTCCGTGCGCTACACGGCAATGTGCTGATCGAGAGCGGAACATTTAACGATGCGCGAGTCGGCGAGGCGGTGTCGCACAAGGCCAATGATCTTCAGGTTTCACTCACGTTCTACCATCCGCACGATGAGCCGGATGCGCAGGGCGTGTTCAACAACATTCGCACGACGGCGCGGGCGCTGTTGCCGCGCGGGCGTGCGGCTAACCTCTTGACGGCAGTACCCGCCGTCACCGGAAAGGAGTCCGACATGGCAAGCGTGGATTTGAAGGATAAGTACAAGGAGTTCACGGACCTGGTCGGCGACGAGGCGCTGGCGAAGAGTGTGATCGAGAGCGCCGAGGCCGTCGAGAAGAAGGCACGTGATATGGGCCTGCGCCGTAAGCAGGCGAATGCAGGGGCAGGTGAAACGGGAGCGAAGCACGACGATAAGCCGCCCTCCACGAAGGAAGGCGAGGGTGAGGGCAAGCCAGAGGCCACAACGACCGTGCAGGACGCGCTGACCGCCGCGCTGCGCGACGCGCTCGCGCCCATGATGGAAGGCATGAAGGCGATCCAGTCCTACATGGAGAAGCAGGCCGCGAAGGAATCCGGCGCGAGTGAGGCCGATGCCGCCAAGGTAGTCGAGGCCAACAAGCAGATCGCGGATCATCAGAAGGCCATCGAGGCACTGGCAAAGACCGTGAAGGAACTGACCGGGGAGCAGCCGCGCGGGGTGAAGGGCTACCAGGCCAGTGCTGATCCAGCCACTGTGCTCGCTGCACTCAAGGAAGGCGAGACTGCCCAGCCGCAGAATGATCCGATGGGCGAGTTTATGAAGGCACTCGGCATCGGCAACAATCAGCCGGGAGCAGTTCCCCCGGCCACGCACTAGCTGCGCACTAGCAGCAAGAAACTCTACAGGAGGTAACAAATGGAACCACAGATCGATTATCAGCAACTCGCTGGTGCGCTGCTGTCGCAGTTCTCAGGCAAGCGGGAGAAGACCGTGCCCTCCAGCACACCGACGACATTCTATGGGCACGGACCCGGCGGCCTGTTCAGCGGCGCAGGACTGTCGCAGCAATTGTTCAGCGCGATGGTACTGCCCGGTCTGGGCATGCAGTCCATCCTGCCCGCACGCCCTTCGCGTGATGCCAACCCGCTGTACGGCATCATCACCGGCGTGACGGCCACCAGCGGCAGCGAGCCGACCGGCGTGTGCGATGACCCGCCGACCGCGGGTCTCTCCAAGCTGTGCACACACTCGTTCGTGTTTGGGCGGCAATCGCGCCAGTCGCGCGTGTTCGAGCTGGATCGGATGGGTCTGCTGACCAACCGGGGCGAGTTCACCGACTTTATCCTGGCGGGCGATCCGTTCAACAACCAGCTTGGCGGCGCGGCGGTGCCAACGCTACCCGGATTGAATGTGCAGCAGGTGGCGCGCAACGAACTCGGCAAGGCTGTCTTTGAGATGGGCGTAGGCTGGGGCCGGGACTTCGCGCAGGAGCTGTACACGGGCAACCCAACCAACAACACTGCCGGTGGTGGTCGCAAGTTCTTTTATGGCTTCGACACCCTGATCAACACAGGCTACCGTGATGCGGTGACAGGCCAGGCCTGCCCCGCCGCCAACAGCATCGTGCGCAGCTTCGGTGGCCTGGACATTGCCAGCAACGGCGGCACGCTGGTGCGTGTGGTCAGCAACATCTATCGCAACCTGCGTTTCCTGTCGAACAAGACCGGGTTGGAACCGGCCTCATGGGCCATCTCCATGCCGTGGTCAATGTTCTACGAAGTGACCGAGGTGTGGCCGTGCGCATATCACTCCTACCGCTGCCAGGTAGCCGCCGGCAGCACCAACTTCATCCAGAGCCAGGACGATCAGCTCAAGCTGCGCGATGATATGCGTGGCGACATCTTCAATCGCACCGGGCAGTACCTGCTGATCGACGGGCAGAAAGTGCCAGTAGTGATCGACGATGCGATTGCCGAGGTGGTGGGTGCGGGTGAGACGTTCACCAGCACCATGTACTTCATCCCGCTGAAAGTGGTGGGCAACACGATCGTCACGTTCTTCGAGTACCTGCCTTACGATGTGGCCGGCGGCGCGTTGGAGGCGGCGAATTACTTCGCCCCGCCCGGCACGTACTACGTGAGTGATGGCGGGCGCTTCCTGTGGCATCGCAAGCCGCCGACCAACTTCTGCGTGCAGCTCGTGGCGAAGACCGAGCCGCGATTGCTGATGCTCACGCCGTACTTGGCGGCGCGGCTGACCAACATCCTGTACGTTCCAGTTGCACACGAACGCAGCGGATTCACTGACAGCAGCTTCTTCGCCGATGGTGGCCGCACTGACTACCTGGGTTACGGGCCTAGCTACTACTCGCCGACCTCGTAGCAATGTGTGCCTGACTCTCTCCTCCTTCTGCCGGGGTGGGTGGCATGGCAGCACCCGCCCCGGCCTTAAGGATGAGCATGTTCGCAGATGGAAAGCCGAACCCATACATGGCCGTCACGCCAGTGCCCGCCAATGGGCGCCCGCCGATCGCGGTCATCATCCCGACACGCGACCGCGCCGAGATCGTGTGCAATGCGATCCGCTCACTCAAGCGCAACCTGAGCTACGCGGGCGAGCTGCGCTGGTGGCTCGGCATCGACGGCTCAGACGACACGCCAGTGCTGGTGCGGGCCGAGTTCCCCGACGTGGGCCTCGTCGAGGCCCCCCGGCGCGGACTGGGCGCGAACTTGAATGCGCTGATCCAGGCGGCGCAGGCGGCGGGCGCGAGCCTGTTCTACCAGCAGGATGACGACTGTTACCTGCTCAAGCCGCTCGACTTGACGCCCTACGCGGACAAGCTGCTGGCAGACGAGCAGGCCGGCTGGATACGTTTCATGTGGAATGGCTGCCACAACTTCACCGCCGACCTGGATGGGCAATACTGGCGCGTGCGTTGGGATAGCCGAGAGCATTACATCGCCAGCAATCGCATCCACCTGAAGCATCGGCGCTTCCATGAGTGGTTCGGGCTGTACCCGGAGGGCGTGAAGACCGGTGAAACCGAAGATGGTTGGTGCCACCAAGTGAATGACATCGCGCGCGCGCGCGGCGGTCCGCAGGTGCTGATTCCACTAGAGTGCGACAGTGAGCACGGATGGGATCACGTCGGGCACTCGTTCCAGTTGCAAGGGCTGTGAGATGGACCTATCGGTCGTGGTCTGTACCTGGAGGCGAAGCGCGGACATGCTGTTGCACAGCGTCCACACTCTGAGCGATCAGACCGACCCGCCGCGCGAGATCATCGTAGTGGATACCAACACTGAGGCCGCCTTCATCCAGGAGAACTACAACGCCCTGCTGCCCTACCCGCTGGTGCGGCTGATCTGCCGGCCGCGCATGCCGTTCAACCTGGCAAAGGGCATGAACGTGGGCATCAAGGCAGCGCGTGGACAGTACGTCATGGCAACTTGCATGGAAATGCTGTTCAGCCCTAACGTGGTTGAGGTGTTGGCTTCTAAGGTGCAACCCGGTTGCTGGATTGAATCTGCGTGCGCCGTGTTATCCAAGAACACCCCGATTGGGTCAATCGAGACTGTACACTCGCGTTGGGCTGAACTATGTGCTGCAGCAGATGCCTACTCCGCGCCACATCGGCCGGCCACTGGTGCGCTCATGGTAGCCGAGCGCGAGTGGTGGCACTCCATCTGTGGCTACGATGAGGTGCGCTATCCGTATGAGAATCCTGATGTGGATAACGCGCGGCAAGCGGCATTATCTGAGTTGCACACGATGTACCTGGGGTGGCCGGAATGCCAGTTGATCCACCAAGAGCACAGCCCACTCAAGGACGGCTACGAGCAAGGCGGTGAGTGGTACGCATCGGTCACATTGGAACAGATACGTGGGCGGCCACGCAACCCGAACGGTTGGGGTGAAGGATGATGCGAGTCGGGTTGCGCGATGGGTCGTTCACCACTGCCTCCATGTCGGGTGATTTGGATGTGCCCAAGTACTTCGGGTGGGATCGCCAGGGCATCCCACGTTTCTACACGGACATCTGTCTGCGGCAAGCGAAAGATGGACCACACCCACGCGTGGCAGTGTTGATCGAGGCGCCACCCTTCCGCACCGAGTTCTACGATTACGTCGTGCAGCACGAGGACGAGTTTGACTACATCCTCACCTACATGCGCTCACACCTAGAGACGCATGATCCACGCAAGTGGCTGTTCTATCCGCACTGTGGCACCCGCGTGCCGTTGAATGAGTGGGGTGTGTTCGGTGACAAACACAAACGAGTGAGCATGATCGCCAGTAACAAGAACGAGGCCACTGGGCACCGCTTGCGCCATGCTGTCGCCGCAAGATACAGTGACCGGGTGGAGGTGTTGGGCAGCATCAACGGTCACTACGTGAGCAAGCACGAGGGGCACGCACCTTATCTATACTCCATCGTGGTGGACGCTGAATGCAATGACTGGTGCTTCTCTGATCACTTGCTTGATGCACTGGCACTGTGCACTATCCCAATCTATTGGGGCTGCCCGGACATCGGCCGGTTCTTCGACGCCCAGGGCATCCTCCCCTTCGCCCACGTCGATGACCTGGAGGGTATCCTGGGTAACCTTTCGCGCGATGATTACGTCGCTCGCTGGCCTGCATTGGTGCGCAACATGGAGATTGCCACGCAGTACCGCATCGCCGAGGATTGGATCTACGAGCACTACCCATTTCTATTTGAGGGATTGTCATGAATGTGCTTTGCGTCGGTGGTGCAGGCTATCTCGGCTCCCACGTCGTGCGCGTATTGACCGAGCTCGGGGAACAGGTCACAGTGCTGGATAACCTGACCTACCAGGACGAGTATCGCGGGCCTGCGGCGTTCGTGTTCGGAGATGTGATCGATTCGGAACTCATTGCCCGCCAGGTGAAGCGGCACGATGCGGACATATGGCTGGCCGCCATTGTGGGCGACGCCGCCTGCGCCGCAGACCCTGCGCGCGCGATCGCAGTTAATCAGGAGGCGATCAAGGCTATTGCTGATTGCGGCAAGCCGATCGTATTCACATCATCATGCTCGGTCTACGGTCTAAATGGCGGTGAGGCGAACGAGGATGCGCCGCTCAAGCCGCTGTCGATTTACGCCGAGACAAAGCTTAAGGGCGAGAGATACTTGCCCGGCGAGCGAGCCGTCATTCTGCGCTTGGGCACGCTGCACGGCGTGAGTGATCGCCTGCGCTTCGACCTGGTGGTCAACGCCATGACGCGCGACGCGGTTGATCAGGGCCTGGTGCGCGTGTATGGCGGACACCAGCGCCGCCCGCTGCTGGCGGTGCAGGATGCGGCGGACTACATCGCGCTGCAAGTCTTATCCGAAGTGCCGCATCCCGGCATATACAACCTGGCTGGAGAGAACCTGACCATTGAGGCCATTGGCGAGCGCGTGGTGGGGCTGACCGGCGCGCGGCTGAACCTCATTGCCGCCGACTCGGAAGATCGGCGCGATTACGAGGTTTCATCGCGCAGGGCGAAGGAATACGATTTTGAGCCGATGCGCAGCATCGACGACTCGATCCATGACCTGTCCAGCCTGCTGCGCTCCGGGCGCATCAAGAATCCATACTCGCCGCGCTATACCAACGCCGCGAGGTTCCAATGAATGGCAACTCAGTGCCGCACTTGATGGGGGGCGGTATCGCCAGCGATGCTCGTGGTTCAGTAAGTTTCGTCAACCCATTCAATTTCTCCGGCGTGAAGCGTTTCTACGTGATCGAGAATGCCGTGATGGGATTGCCGCGCGCCTGGCATGGGCATCGCACTGAGCACAAGTTCGTGTACGTAGCGAGTGGCCGCGCGGTGATCTGCGCGGCGCATATGGACACTGGGCGTGTGCTACGCTTCGTGATGGACGAGGCAACGCCTGCCGTACTGCACATACCTGCGGGGTGGGCCAACGGATCGATGTCGCTTGAGCCAAACACGAAGATCATCCATTTCTCGACTGTGTCCCTGAAGGAATCTGAGGGTGATGATGAGCGTTACCCGCTGGACGCCTTCGTGGATGTGTGGCACAGCGAGGTCGAAGGGGCGGGGCTGTGATACCGCTATTCAAGCCCTACGTCGCCCCGCGTGAGGCGCTCATACCTGCCCTGGAGCAGACGCTATACAGCGGGCACATCGCCGAGGGCGCTCACGTCAAGAGGTTCGAGGCCGCCTTCGCGCAGTTCGTTGGCGCGGAACACTGCGCCGCACTCGGTTCCTGCACGGCGGCGCTGCACGTGGCACTGCTGGTGTCCGGCGCAACGGCAGGCACAGAGGTGATTAGCACGCCCATGACCGCCGAGCCGACGAATCTCGCCATCTACCACGCTGGCGCACGCATCGTGTGGGCCGACGTTCTGCGCAGCGGCAACATCGACCCGGACAGCATTGCGGAGCGCGTGACGGATAAGACCCGCGCGATCGTGGTTGTGCACTACGGCGGCGTGCCTGCGCCGATGGCGGCTATCCTGCGCATAGCCGCCGAGCGCGGCTTATGGGTCATCGAGGATTGCGCCCACGCCCTGGGCACGAAGATACCTGGCGGAACACACGTCGGCACGCTCGGCGACTTCGGCGCATTCAGTTTCCAGGCCATCAAGCACCTGACGACTGGGGACGGCGGGATGCTGGCGATCGATAACGACAAGCATCTTCCCCATATCCGCGCGCTACGCTGGTTCGGGATCGACCGAGAGCAGCCGCGCGCTGACGTGGATGTTGAGGTGGCCGGCTACAAGTACAACATGAACGACATCACTGCGACGATGGGCCTGGTGCAATTGGAGCACATCCAATCGGTGATTGATCTGCATGTGCACAATGGTGAGTGGTTCACACGCGAGCTTGCAGGCATCCCGGATTTGGAAATCGCGCCCGTGGAGGGTGAGCCATCCTACTGGTTCTTCACTGTTCTCACCCCCAGGCGTGATCGCCTGATGGCTAAGTTAGTCGAGGCAGACATCGCCTGCGGCCTGGTGCACCGTCGCAACGACCTGCACACCGTGTTCGAGCGCAGCAACCATGTGCGATTGCCGGGCCTGGACGAATTTTGGCGCATCGCATTGCACATCCCGTGCGGGTGGTGGCTCACGGATTCCGACCGGGACAGAATTGCGCAGACGCTCAAGGATGCGATGGCATGAGCAAGACGCTTTGGGATTCATGGATACCTAGCATACCAGCACGGGTAAATCTCCTGGGAAGTCAGCACTCGCTTATCAATACAGTGCACCCGACCGCACAGATCGGGCCGCATGTGACTATGGGCAAATACAACGAGATCGGTGAGCGAGTGATCGTCGATGGTGACGTGACGCTCGGTGACTGCTGCCGAATCGAGGCGGATACCCGCATCATCGCGGGTAGCAAGCGTATCGTGATCGGCGATTGGGCGGTGATCCACAACCATTGCTTCATCGGGCCGGGCGACGTGGAGATCGGGCACAACCTGTGGCTGGGGCAAATGGTGTGGCTGGATGGCACGGGCGGGCTGCAACTTGGGCATGGTGTGCGTATCGGCACGGGTAGCCATGTGTGGACACATGCAGCTACAGCCGAGCAGTTTGAGGGTGGCTTGTATCACCTTGCTCCAACAGTGCTGGAGAACGACGTATGGCTGGTGGGCGACACCGTGACCGTGAATCCTGGCGTACACATGGCACATCGCTCGATCGCGCTGGCGCACTCGGTGATTACCGGAGATACGCAACCGGAGAGAACATATGCTGGCACGCCCGCACGCGAGATAGATGTCCCGTTCTGGCATAAGGTCAGCCGCGATGAGCAATGGGACATGGTGCTGGATTGGGTTGCTGAATTCAGCGCGAAGAACGGCGCCATGGTGGATGCGAGCAAGAACGGATTCGTCACGCTTGAACGCGATGGAGATGTATTGTTGGTGGGATTCGAGCCACCGAACAGTAAGGGCGCGACAGTGTTTGACCTGTCCACCAAGCGTTACACCAAGCGGCTGACGCAGCTTGAGCGCGAGTTCTACCGCTTCATCTACGGTAACAAGGCGCGCTTCATCCCGGAGGCGACAGCGTGAGGGTTTGCATCCGTCCGCAACTCAAGAGCGATACGCCGCCGCCGGCTGGAATTGATCGGGTGCTGGCCGCGCAGATCAAGCACTTGCCCGCCTTCGGCGCCGAGCTGGTGGACGATCCACTGCAAGCCGATCTGTGTGTAGGCCATACCCGCCGCTTCGATATGCCCACGCTGGATGTGCTGCACTCGCACGGTGCGTATTGGACGGGCGATCTAGGCTCTGGCATTTACACCGACTGGCATCAACGCGCAAATAATGATCTGGTCATCGCGTTCCGTGAGGCACACATGATCACTGTGCCCTCGCGTTGGGTGGCACGGTTGTTCCAGCGTGATATGCGCGTCAACCCTACTGTGATCGGGCATGGCATTGACTTCGCAGATTGGCAACCAGGCAAGTCCAAGAGTTATGTGCTGTGGAACAAGAACCGCAACAGTGATGTATGCAGCCCGCAGCCAGCGCATGAATTGGCAGCACGCGGCATACAGGTAATCAGCACCTATGCGTGGAAAGGTGAGCAACCCAAAGCTCTGACTGTGATCGGTTCCATGCCACATGAGCAGATGCGTGAGTTGATTGCAGGGTGCAGTGTCTACCTCAGCACCACGAAAGAGACATTTGGTATTGGCACGCTGGAGGCGATGGCCTGTGCTAAGCCCGTTCTTGGCTTCGATTGGGGCGCGACGCCTGACATCGTGACGCACGGTGTGGATGGATGGCTGGTCAAGCCAGGCGATTTTGATGCACTGTTGGCAGGATACGTGCAGGTGATGGCGCACCGCGCCGAGATGGGTGAGGCGGCGCGCGAAAAGGCGCGCAAATATGATTGGCCGGCAGCCATCGAGAAGTACGCGCAGTTGTACGCTGAAGTGCTGGAGAGCAAACGCCACGAGCGTTACGGTGTGGCAGTGGTGATCACCAACTACAACTATGCCCAGTACGTGGGCGAGGCCATCGAGAGCGCACTGAGTCAAGCGCATGTTCCTGAAGAGATCATCGTGGTAGACGATGGCTCGACAGACTCCAGCCTGGAAGTGATCCGCCGCTATGGCGACAAGGTGCATATCATCGAGCAGGCCAACCAGGGCGTAGCTCACGCGCGCAATGCAGGTATCGCTGCAACACAACAGCCATTCATTGTTTGCCTGGATGCAGATGACAGGCTCGATCCGCGCTTCCTGGAGATGGTAATGCCGGAGATTCAATACGAGCGTCCATTAGGCATTGCCTACACTGGTCTGGGCCTGATCCGTGGTGATGTGGTGGAACAAAACCCCTGGCCTGTGGATTTCTTGTGGGCTAACCAGTCTCACGTGAGTGTGCCACCCTCCAACTGTATCCCGTCCGCTTGTGTGTTCCGGCGCGAGATGTGGGAACGCGCAGGCGGTTTCCGCCAGGAGTATGCACCTGGTGAGGATGCGGAGTTCTGGACACGTGGGTTGTCGGTGGGTTTCACTGCACGCAAAGTGACCAGTGCACCTCTGTTCTGGTATCGCCTGCACGATGGCAGCGCATCGCGCGCGAAGGTCTACCGTCGCATCGACGACCGGATGCCGTGGATGCGCGATGGGCACTACCCGGCGGCCGCGCCTTCGCGTGAAGCGCCGCCGATACGCTCTTATAGCCGGCCACGGGTAAGTGTGGTGATACCTGTTGGGCCTGGACACGCAAAATGGTTGCCGGATGCACTTGAATCCCTGCTTGGACAGACGATGCGGGACTGGGAGGCGATCTGCGTGCTGGATAGCGAGCCGCTTCCAGACAACCTGCGCAGACGGTATCCGTTTGTGGAATGGGTAAAGACGACAAGCAGGCAGGCAAGTGGACCCGCTGCCGCGCGCAACCTGGGCGTGAAACATGCCCATGCGCCATTGCTGTTGCTCTTGGATGCAGACGACCTGCTCGACCCCAATGCGTTGGAGGCCATGCTGCGCGAGCATGTGCAATCGGGCGGGCGATATGTCTATCCTGACGCACTGGTGTGGGATGGGCATGGTGAGTCTCATGTTCAGCCTGCACGAGAATACGAGCAAGTAGTGTGGCACGGCAATGTGATGTCAACCTGGCTGCACTCGGTGACTGCACTCATACCGCGTGCATGGTTCGAGGCTGTGGGAGGGCTCGACAAGAGCCTGATTGGTTGGGAGGAAGGTGGCCTATTCACCCGTCTTGCGGTTGCGGGCTACTGTGGCAAGCGGATCGCTAAGCCACTGCTGGTATACCGCAGCCAAACCGGGACAGTGCGCAAATTCAGCCACAAGCAGCAAGAAAAGATATTGGCAGAAGTTGAACGCAAGTATGGAGGAGTTGCTATGTCATCATGCTGTGGTGGTGACTCGGATGCACTATTGGCTGCCAAACGTGCACTGATGGGTATCACGCAAGTGGCTGCAGAGAGTCCGGTGCCTGAAGGCAGAACCCGCCTGGTGTATACCGGTGAGAACATTGGCTCGATCTCGTTCTTCGGTGCACACCGGCAGTACCGTGGTGGCCGCAACGAGATGGATGCGTTCGCTAACGTGGATAACGAGGATGTGCTGCGGCTGCTCGGCACAGGCAAGTGGGAACGTGCACCCCGGCAACCACGAGAAGCAGAGCAGCCAGCAGAGTTGGTGCTACCACACCATCCCACTCTACTAGCAGGACTCACTCCTGCGCAACCAGGCGGCATGGAGGCAGGAGCGGTGGACAGGACACAGGGGATTTTACCTGCCCAGGCCACTCAGGAGCACCTGGAGGTTCTGGAGGAGCTAGAGTGGGCCTAACAGTGCTGCCCGTGGAGCAGATTCTGTTGCTAGGGCTGGCAACCTACCGGGTGGCCTGGATGGTAGCACGTGAGGAGGGGCCATTTGGTGTGTTTACCTGGTTGCGTGGAAAGATTGATCCGCACCAGCGTACCTGGGTGGGACGTGGACTGAGCTGTGCCGGGTGTGTCTCGTTCTGGTTGGCGATGGTTGCAACCCTGCTGTTGCGTGGCTCCTGGCTCGATTGGTTGGCGATGGCTGGGTTGTCGGCCTGGCTTGCGAGATTCTAACAAGGACAATCCATGCCTGCTCGAAGCGTAGACGAGATTAACATCACCAACTGGGTCAATACCGGTCTGACCACTCCCTTCAGCCGGTACACCTTCACGCTCGAAATCAAATGGACGGATGATGCGGGAGTGAAACGTGTTCACGGGCCGCAGACCTATACCTTCCCCAACGACCTGGCCGCCATGCCGCTGGCCGTGCGCAGGCGATTCGCCAACGAGATGATTATCGCTGCGGCAAGAGTGGCGTTGGGGATCGACGAATGGACAAATTACGAATGAAACTCTCTAGCGCTCAAGCAAAAGTCCTGTGCTTCTTTCAATATCTAGATCGCGTCGAGGGCAAGACGCGAGACGGTTATCGACATCTTGCGCAGATCGCTTATCCGTTGGCGTCACGAGAAAAGGCTCTAAAGGTTGCTCATGCTTTGGTCGAGAGTACCTTGCTGGAAGAATCACTGGAGCATGGCTACCGTTATCGCCTGTCTGAAATCGGAAGCCAATTTGAGACGGGCTGGCGTGTCGATACGAATACGGGCGAATTGGTGTCAGGATGACCACCCGCTATGTTGACGGCGCAAACGGAAACGATAGCTGGGATGGTCTTGCGCCCAATTTTGTCTCTGGTACGAATGGCCCTAAAGCAACCTGGAATGGCGCAGAGGATTCCCCGGTCGCGGCTGGTGATCTGGTGCATGTTCGCTCCGGGACTTATAGGGAACTTCTGACGATAGATGTATCGGGAACAGCAGGAAACGCGATTGAATACCGAGGCGATTATGCGGGAGTAATATGGCCTGGGGGCGGTGTCGTGCGCATCACCGGCAGCGACAACGACCAGACCGCGACGCGGAATAATTGCATTACAGGCACGACCAAAATCTATCGAACCTTTCGAGGATTCCGGCTTGATACCACAGCGCAACGGCCTATTGCCGCGCTGACAGATTGTACGAATTGGATAATTGACGGCTGCTTCATAAAAGGTGTCCCCGCATATCAGGGTATTTATGTGACTGGAGCCGGGCAGGCAGCGATAACGATCCAGAACTGCCTTCTCTGGGGGGCGGCAAACTCTACCAATATACTTTTTACTCACAGCGCCACAGTGAGCAATGCAGGCCATCTGATTCAGAATTGCGTCTTTTTGGGTGGCTTATATGGTATTCAGATCACGGCAGTTGGAGGGATCACGGTAAAAAATTGTGTATTCACTACCCGAATCAATGCGGGTATTCTCGTTGACATAGCTTTGGCTGGTGGGCAAACCGAGACAGTGAATAATTGTATTTTCGATGGTTGCAATACAGCCTTGTCTGCCGCCAACCTGGGCGAGATCACGGAGGACTACAACACCTTCTATGGCAACAACACCAACCGCACGAATGTCGCTACGGGCGCAAGCTCAATCACCTATCCGCCGCTTTTCGATTCGCGCTGGTTTTTTGAGCTGGTCGGCGGCAAGGGTCGGATGCTCTCACCTTTCGACCTGGCGAGCTATAGCCAGCTTGTGAATCTGGCGGGCACATCCCCATCGACCACCGACATGCGCGGCACGGCGGTTATCGGCGCGCAGCGGGAGTGGGGCGCGCTGGAATACGATTCAACACTGAGACTGGGCGATCTGGTTGTGTTTCTGAGATCGGCCTCAACACTGCTTACGATGTGAGGTGACAAGATGGGACGTATCTATACGGCAGTTATGGATGCCCAGGCGGTAGCGGCGGTGTGCGAGTTGTTCTACATCGCCGCGCCGACTGATGCCGTCGTCGTGATTCACGAAGTCAAGATCACCCAGGATGCCAGCGAGACGAGTGAACAGTTGCCGCTCAACATCTTCCGCACGGCAACTGATCAGTCAGCGAAGGGATCGGCTAACACGCCCAACCCGCATCAGATCGGAGATCCTGCATTTGGCGGCGTGGTTCGTACCAACATCTTGACAGCGGAAACGTTCGCCACCGAGACGACGATGCTCCGGCGCGAGTCCCAAAATGTTCTGAGCGGCTGTCATATTCTGTGGACGCCGGAAACGCGGATCGTGTTGTCTCCGACGGCAGGTGTGGCGGCGCGTCTGGTTATCAAGCTGGATGCTGCACCGAGTACATCCATCAACATATCCGGGTTCGTGACATTTGAAGAGATTGGAGGCTAAACATGAGCAAGGGCAATACGTTTGAGAATGAGTTGCTGCTGCATATCTTCAACAATGCAGCAATCACCCTGATCGGCGACGCAGCCGGGTTGCTGCCCTCAGCAGGTGCGGGCAGTCTGTATATTGCCCTGCACACTGCAGAACCTGGCGAGGCAGGCGATCAGACCACCAGTGAGATCGCGTACACCGGTTATGCGCGTGTCGGAGTGGCGCGTTCAGGTGCCGGTTGGACGGTGGCAACCAACACAGTGACCAATGCTGCAGCCGTAACATTTGGTCAGCGTACCGATATCGGCACCGCTGTAGCAACCCACTGGTCAGTGGGTGTGGCAGCTGCTGGAGCCAGCAAGATTCTCTACAGCGGGCCGCT